ATGAATCAGAAATACATTCCATCATGCTTGAGAAATCTGCCAAAGCAGAAAGCAAAGCCCCGCAAGCAAGCCATAAAGGACGCTAAGGCAGAGGTTATTGATCAAGCAATACAATTGCTCAGGGAGGAGTTAAGAAGTGGCAAGCTCGAAGGAATGATGATGCCCTATCAGCGCGGATATCTATCGGCGATTAGTAAGTTGGAAGTATTGAAGAGTGAATTATGAACTATCTGGAATTTCCGGATGGTTCATTGTTTTGGCAGCAAGCATAGAGGTGAATATGGAATTCAAAGGTACTAAAGGTAAGTGGGAAATAATGATGGATGGCGATGAGATTAAAATCATCCAGGCAGACTCACTTGAAAATGGCGCAGGCTGGCGTTCGTATATTGCAATCTGTGAGGAAGTTCAACGCATTGAAGATGCCAATCTAATAGCGGCAGCACCTGACCTTCTCGAAGCACTTCAGTTATTACTTAAGCAATCAAAAAATAGAACAACGACAATATATCCAGAATGGTATGGAGCTGTTAATAAAGGTTTTGCAGCAATCATCAAGGCTCTGGGAGGTGAGTGATGTGCGAGTTTTACGAAGCAGATATCAAACGCCCAGAAATGGCAAGTGATGCGACATACGTGATTATTTCGCGGCAAAGGCTATGCAAGCAATGATTAGCAATCCATCGATTATCGATAATGATTCTGATGGAGCTGTTAATTATGCAGCAAGCGCTGCATATAAGTTTGCAGACGCAATGCTCAAAGCTCGCGAATAAGCACTGTGTATTCATTCCAACGAGTGAATACACGGAGCAATGTCGCTCGTAACTAAACAGGAGCCGACTTGTTCTGATTATTGGAAATCTTCTTTGCCCTCCAGTGTGAGGGCTTTTTTATATGCATACCAATAACGCTTCACTTGAGGCGTTTTCGTTATGCAATCAAACAGAAGGAGCATCCTATGCAACAGTTCGCTATTGCAGGGGCGGCATCGGTTCGCCCTTTCAACCCGATTTTATCGGTACAGCATTCACGAAAAAATATTTTAACCGGAGCAGACTTTAAACAACCAAGAATGAAAAGTTTGCTCGAAAAGCTTTGGGATATTTTGAAACAACAAGGCCGTCCATGAGTTTTACAGATAACTGGTCAGACGAAGAATTCATTCGTCAGATGAACAAAATGCTCAATCAGCACAAAGAACAGGAGAAAGATGATGATTCTGACTCTGAATGATAAGCGTGAAATATCGCAAATAATCGCAAGTTTTACTGATGAAGATTACGAACGAATCAACAGTGAAGTTGATCGTCTCTGCAAACGTTGCGACCCCATAAGCGAAATGCTTCGCTCATATAAACCAGATGAACACACTAAGGACGCTATCGACTGGCTGGAAGATGATGACTGTAACTATCAGGAAAAAGCCGCTGAATGGTTCTGGGATGCAATAACCGAAAGAGTTAAGGCTGAATATGCCTTCGCAATATTCAAACGCAGACATATTTATGGAGAAGCTGCATGAGCAATATCGTTGAATTCGTTAAACAGCAAGAGCAGTTATTCTGCGGAGCATTGACTGAACAGACGGTGACATGGGCTAAGGAAAGCCAGTTTGCAATTCAGTATTTCCAGAAAAATGATTACCTGGCTAAAACAGCACTGGCAAATCCAACCAGCGCACAGAACGCCATCATCAATGTTGCGGCGATCGGCATCACCTTAAACCCGGCCAGCAAACTGGCTTATCTGGTTCCTCGCGACGGCATGGTGTGCCTTGATATCAGTTACATGGGATTACTTCATCTTGCGCAATCGACAGGATCAATTAAGTGGGGGCAATGCAAACTGGTGTACTCAAACGACACCTATGAATCAAATGGCCTTGATTCAGCACCAACCCACAAATACAACGCATTTGGTGAGCGAGGCTCTATTGTTGGAGGTTATTGCACGGTTAAAACAGCAGATGGTGACTACCTGACTGAAGAAATGAGTCTGGCAGAAATTAAAGCTGTGGAAGCAACGAGCAAGGCAAAGAATGGACCGTGGAAAACATTCTGGGAAGAGATGGCGCGTAAAACAATAGTTAAACGCGCCAGCAAATACTGGCCTAAAGCCCAGCGACTGGATAATGCCATTCACCTTCTTAACGAAGATGAAGGTATGCATCAGGAACCAGTTATGCCGCACAAATCAGAGGAAGATATCCGCGAAGATGAACGGAAACGCCAGCAGGAAATAATGGATAAAGCACAACTTCTTTGCGATGAAATGGCTCAGGCAGAAAACATGGACGATTTGAAGCGATATTTTGCAGAAGCATATCGCCTGACATCTGGAATGAAATTGCAGCAGAACGTACAAGCCATTTACATAGAATGCAAAGCGAAACTGGAGGTTGCCAGTGAGCAAACTGTATGAAATTGCCAATGAATACGCAAAATTGATGGATTCAGATTTAGAACCAGAGATGATTGCTGACACAATAGAAGGCATGGAAGGAGAATTTACCGATAAAATAGAGCAACTTCTCGCCATTATTAAAAATGAATCTGGTTATGCTGAACGCCTCAAGGAAGAGGCAAAGTCACTAAATGAGCGAGCCGTAGTAATTCAAAATAAGATTGACAGCATTATGGCGTATATAGCGTCATCGCTTGAAATGGTTGGCAAGAAAAAGATTCGAGCAGGTATTCACCAGGTAACAATCCGCAAACCGTCAGAAACTGTAGAAATCATCGACTCAAGCGCCCTTCCTCCTGAATACGTTGAGTTCGAAACGACAATTAAAGCCGACAAACTGGCAATCAAACACCAACTAAAAGCAGGAATAAATATCCCCGGTGCTCAACTCAAAGTTGGGAAACCTTCACTTCTTATCAAATAACGGTATCGCCTATGAAAAAGACTCCATGGGAGAAATGGGAAGTCGATTTCTTGCGCGAAGTAGCGGCGACAATGCCAGTTGAAGTTATCGCTGAAAAACTGGAAAGGACTGAAAAAGCAGTTATGGCGAAAGCAACAAGGATTGGCGCTGACATTGTTAGCCGACTTCGTGGAAGACGCTGGACAAGAGCCGAAGTATCACTTTTCGGTAAGTTCTCCGCAGAAGAAATAGCAATTGCAACCTGCCGCTCAATTTATTCAGTAAGAGCTATGCGATACAAGCTAAAAAAACTCGATGAAGAAAGAGCAGGCATACGAATAAATTAACAAAGAGGAATTTACCATGAGAGGACTTGCATACAATCCCGGCATTCTTCCGGCAGAAATGATTATTCGCCAACGCGTAAAGCCAATGCCATCGAGAGAGGAATTGCTTAAGAGAAATTCTTTTCCATCAGTGAATCAAAACAAATATCTGAATGCGATGTTGCGGAGTGGGAAGAAATGAAACAAATGACACTAATTGAGATGGATGGTTTTCTGAAAGGTAAATGCATCCCAAGCGATTTAAAGGTTAACGAAACAAACGCTGAATATCTTGTCCGTAAGTTCGGTGAACTTGAATCAAAACTGGAAACGGCGTTGCGGGAGTGTCGTTCTGCTGGAATCACGATTGATAACCTTGAGGCTAAATGCACGAAGATGGCTGCTGAAAATACATCGCTTAAGCAATCTGAGAAGGAATTTAATGACTTTTGTCGTGAGGAGTTTAGCGAATGGGAAGATGATGTTACTGAAACTCCAGCCACCGATGCTTTTCTGTCTGAAGTGCGGGCGCAGGGGGTGGATGCTGCTATAGAAGCTGCAAAAAATCTGGTGGCCCAAGAATATGAGTATAAGGATTTCAAAGCGGCGCAGAGTGATTGCTGTATGCACCCTGGTTCAGACCTGGTAGGGAAGGTTGAAATGACTGAGTGGTTAGTTGACTTTGCTGCCCAGCTTCGCAAAGGAGAGTGATATGACCACTATAACCGATAAGAAACAGTATCCAGGCGAGCAATATCTTAATGAGCTGATCACCAACATAGAGTTTGCTGCAAGAGCACCAGTTGAAGTCGTGAGAGCGATGGCTGCAGAGCTACAGAAGCGGCGCGAAGCTGATAGTGCAGAACCTGTAAGCCAAACTTACAAGTTGCCAGTTAATACACCTTGCCAAGATGCGCCAGCCCATATCTGGCTGCAAACGGCTGGAGTATGGCCAGAAGATGGCGAGTTAAGCGAATTAACGTGGTGCAGCCACAATCAGCACCATGATGACACGCTATATGTTCGAGCTGACCTTGTGAATGGCAACTCTCCGGGAACTCCGGATGGTTGGATAAGCTGTAGTGAGCGAATGCCAGAGGACGGTCAGCACGTAATTATTTTATGTGATGGCGCATTCGTTCTTTATGCGCAATATCGAGACGGTGAGTTTTTCGATATTGTCCGCAATGGTGATGAATTTTTTGAAACACAGAGCCGCAATGTAACACACTGGATGCCGCTACCAGAACCGCCGCAGGAGGCAAAATGATGGATAAATGCCATGGCATTTTAGGTAAGTTGTTCGGGCACTCATTCAAGCCGGTGATCGCCAAGAGCGCCGTAAAATTCCCAACACGAATTGAAGGAACGCCGTCATTTGTCAGTAGAACGCTGGATGCCCATCGGGATGAAGATTATCGTGGCCTTTATTGCAAGCGTTGCGGAAAGGAGGTGAAGCCGTGATTACAGTGCTAGCATGGCATTTAAGTGAAAGCATTTATGGCTGGATGCTGGCAATTACAGCAATTCAGGATTTGGCAATCACATCGTTTATTTTCAGCCTGTGCAGGAGGTGAAGTGATGGACTCCTTCGCGAAATATACGATTATTGACTGGATAGCATTCCTTCAGGTTTTGCTCATCTGGTTTTATATGGCTTACAGGAGTGGGCAGTGGATTGTCAGTGTAGCCTGTAGCAAGGGATGGCGTTGGTGGAACAGAAAGAATAAAAAAGCACTGGCATTGGATTCGTTTTACGAAGCATTCAATCTTAACAGTCTTCAGCCTGGTTCTGTCGTTGTAGTCACCACTCAAAGTGGCATGACCATTCAGATTCATAAACCAAAAGAGGAAAAATGATGTGGCCTATATGTGTTAATTGCGGACGGATGTGCCTATCTGGATGGTGCCGAAAGTGCGACAAATGCACGAAGCAAAGACAATAACAATCCTCGCACTCGCGGGGATTTCTTTTATCTGAACTCGCTACGGCGGGTTTTGTTTTATGGAGATGATTATGACTTGTTCAACATTCAACCCTTTAACGTTACAGAAATACCATCCAGACCCTGAAGATTTATGCTCACTGTGTGGCGGAAATCATGGTAAAGCCGCCATGATCGAATGTAAGGACAAAATCCACATATGCCTTAATTGCGTTGATGTCCTCGTTGATATCAAAAATGAAAGAGAAGATAAAAAGCGTAGCGAGGCTATTCGCGCCTTAGATTCATGGATGCGAGATGGGTATAGTGCTGCGCAAATTTATGACTTAGCCATTTCAAAAGGCGAAATACCAGGTGTGCGAATCGAATAAGAAGCGCACTCAAGCATCTTTTGGGGAAATCACAAATGCACTTCCTAGTCACAGGTGAATGGAATGGAGAGCCATTCAACAGAGTTATCGAATCGGAGAACATCAACGACTGCTACGACCACTGGATGATATGGGCGCAGATAGCACATGCAGAAGTAACCAATATTCAAATTGAAGAACTGAAAGAACACCAAGCCGCCTGATTGCGGTTTTTTATTGGAGACAAGAAATGTCAGATTTGGCTATGAAGGTTTTGAAATGGCAATCGACTGGCGATGTTGGCATCAGTAGCGCAACTCTTGCCTCAATCGCATGTGGACTGAAAAAGAATATCTATGGTCATAGCTTCGGTGCTCCACATGACGCAGCAGACTTTCGGCGATGCGTTGCACTTGTTGAGCAGATTCCAGAAATCAGAGATTCATTCGACAAGGTTGCAAAGCGCGTTCCGGCATTCAAAGGAATCCTCAACGAATGGGATTCCCTCGTTGCTCTGTTGAAGTCTGAAATGAAGATACACGGAAACAAAGCACCAGAGACTTACAGAAGAATTAGCGAGTTACGCAAGGACTAACCACAGCCTCACACTCGATGAGGCCTGTACATATCTGATAGAGCCGCTATATGGCGGTTTCTTTTTGCCTGGAGAATTAAGATGAGCGATACTAGCCTGATTCCTGAGAAAGAAGTGATGAACAAGCTCGGTGTTTCATCACGTCAGACAATCTGGAACTATACCAAACGGCACGGATTTCCGAAGCCAGTCAGAACCCACCCCAAATCATACCTTCGTGAAGCTGTTGAAGGGTGGATTCTTAACGGTGGCGTTAATCAGAAATGCTCCTGA